GCTGATTGCCTGCACGAGCTCCGGCGACGGGGGCACGCCCTGCTCGGTGAGCGCCTGGAGGATGTGCTCCAGCATGCCGTCCGCCTCCTCGGCCGTCTTGGCGCGGTCGAGGATGTGGGCCATCACCTCCATGCCGGGCTCGCCCTGCTCGCCGAGGCCCGCCGCGCCGATCTGCGCCTCGGGGCTCGGGCGCATGCCGGGGATCTTGTTCTTGAGCGCGTGGAGGAAGGTCATCACGCGGCCCATCTGCTCGGGGTCGGGCGAGCCGCCGGGCTGCGCGCCGCCCTCGGCGCCCATGAGGTCGGGCGCGGGCATGTCCTCGTTGGCCGTGATCTCCATGGCCGCCTTGGCGATCTCCTCGGGGCCGGGCGCCGCCGGGGGCTGACCGCCGCCACGATTCATGAGCGCGTGGGCGCCCGCGCCCATGGCGCCGAGGCCGCCGATGGCGGCACCGCCCTGAGTCGCGAGGTTCTTGATGCCGTCCATGCGCTGGCCCCGGAAGAGATCCGCCGCGCCGGCCGCCGCCGGGTTCTTGAGCATCGCCGTGCCGTGGCGGATCGCCTCCACGCTGTCGCCGACGTTGCTGGTCAGGCGCTCGCCGAGCTGGGACGCGTGCCCGCCGATCGCCGACGGAACACCCTTGAGCTTCGCCAGGATCTCCGCGAGCCCGGCCTGCTTGGACGAGCCGCCCATGCTGGGCGCCGAGACCTCGCGGCCGATGATGCCGGGGGTGGGGAGCGCGGTCTCGCCGCGCTGGCCGCGCGTGTACGTGCCCTCGGGCCGGTTGCGGTTGTCGAGCTTGGCGACGGTGTCGTCCTTGGCGGCGTCGGCCAGGGTGTTCTCGCCCTGCGGCGTGAGCGAACCCTCCTCGGCGGCCTTCTGCATGTAGAACTCGGCGACCATGCCCGCGCGGGTCGGCAGGTCCCAGACGCTCGCCTGCTTGGCCTGCGCGATGCGGGCGACGGTGGGCGCGTAGGGCGACGCGGCGATCTTGTCCGACGCCGTCTTCATGCGGCGGGCGACGGCGACGGCCGCCTCCTTGGAGAGCTGCCGCTCCAGGATGGGCGGGAACTTCGCCTCGTCGGCGATCTGGTCGAACACGGCCATCGCGACCTTGTCGTTGGGGAAGGGGCGCATGGCCCCCGCATCCACGAGTCCGTCGTGCATGCCCTGGAGGTAGTTTCGGGGGAAGAGGCGCATCTGGTGGGGATCTCCTTGCGATCGAAGGTTAGGGCGAGAACGGGACGTCTGGGAGGTCTGGAAAACCCTCCCCGAGATAGGGGATGTTGGGCGAGGTGCGGAGCCAACGCCGGGTGTGCCCGCGCGGGTCGACGCGGGGGGAGAAGGATGGGGCCTCCGCGCCGGGCGCGGGGGCGTCGAACTTGTGCCCCAGCCGGCGCGCGGCGCCCGTGAGGGCCAAGTGCACGGGGGCCCCGATGAGCGTGCCCATGTGGCCCGTGACCGGCGCGATGGCCGCCCCGGTGAGGGCCGCCGCCATGTCGCCCTTGCGCTGGGACTCGTCCCCGGTGAGCGCGTGGTAGAGGTCGTAGCCAGTGGCCGCCACGCCGAGCGAGTTCATGACGCCACCCGCCTGCGGGTGCCAGTAGTAGTCCTTGGCGAAGCGGCCGAGGCCGCCGAGGGTCGATCCGGCGTGCCACCGCTTGTTCTGGAAGTCCTTCCAGGCGTCCACCGGGCTGCCGAAGTAGATGTCCCGGGCCACGTCGCCCCAGGCGTGTCCTTGGTCCTTGAGCGCGTTGAGGAGGCCAGGGCCCCGACCCGGCAGGGTCTGCATGGCCTGCTCGACCATGGGCTTGTGCTTCCACACCTCCCGGCCGAGCCAGTTCTTCCCGCGCGTGATCTCGCTGCCGGCCGAGGCGAGCCCCTCGTAGGTGTGCGCGTTGGGGTGGCGCGAGAAGAGCCACTTGGCCGCACCCCCAGCGCGTGAGAGGAGGGATGGGTCGGCCGCGAGCTTGTCCAGGCCGTACCGGGCGAGTACGGCGTATTGCACGTCCGTCACCGTGTACCTCCGGACGTGGTTGGACTGGTATAATCGCAGGCCATGAAGGTCTTCGGCATAGTGTACGGCCTGTATGACCCGACCACGCAGGAACTACGGTACGTCGGGCAAACCGTAAAGGGTCTGGCCTGTCGCCTGTCCAACCATCTTTCGGCGTCGGGGTTGAAGAAACACTTGCGCGTGGCCTCCTGGCTCAAAAGCGTCTTGGCCCGTGGGCAGCGGCCGGACGCAAGAATCATCGCTGTTGCGCATTCACGCGACGAGTTGGATGAACTCGAAGTGCGCCAGATCTCGGTCGCAATCGAAGCGGGAGCCGATCTCACAAACCTCGCGAGAGGTGGTCGCGTCAACTCAGGTTTCAAGAAGTCACCGGAAGCCGTCGCGAATATCGTTCGAGCCCGGACGGGCACCACGACTCCCGACTCGACGAAGAAGAAACTGTCAGAAGCGATGATGGGGAGGAAGGTGTCGGCTCGAACACGCACGCTAATGGGCCACGCGTCGGCTGGACGTCAGTTGAGTGAAGCGTCGCGCCAGAAGATGAGGGACGCGAAGCGGCATCAGGGTCTGTATGACACTTACATCTGGAAGCGGACTCAGGAAGGTGCAACACAGATGGAGCTCGCTCTTGAAACAGGGCTGCATCAGTCGTCCATTGGACGCATCCTGATTCGACTTAGAAAGTCCCGCCAGCCCCGTGATGTAGTTGAGCCCCATACGCCCAGGCGGGCACCGGGTGCGTAGAATGTAGATCCGCTTCATCACCCACGTGCGCCGCGTCCTGGAGGGTGCTCTTCAGGTACCGGTGGGCGAGGCGCGCCATCCAGTCCTTATCGAGGAGCGGGTTCATGGTGAAGGGCTTCATCACGAACTCGACGGCAGGCATACCACGAGCCACGTGCACGTCGTGGACCCCTCGCTCCTTCAGCTCACGGGCAAAGCTGGGCGTGATGGGGGTGCCCACAGTGTGGTGCAGTATCTCGCGTCCGAGTCGCATCCCGATCGCCTTGTCCACGGGCAGTTCGTGGGCCGCGTTGGCGTACGCGTCACGGAAGGCGTTGTAGTGGAGGATGTCGCCCTTCAGAAGCTCGGGGTGGTGCGGGTCCACCTCGGCGAGGCGCACGTGGTTGATCTCGCTCTTGGCGAGGAGCTCCAGGTGCCTTCGATCCAGGTTCACTCCTTCGTCCTTGTAGACCTTGTGCAGCGCATTGACGAAGTACTCGCGGCCCGCGCCGAGCCCCTTGTGCTCGACGACCTTCGCGGGGTGCGGCACGCCGTCCGTGAGCGCGTCGCCGGCCTCGACGTGATCGCCCACGCGCACCCGCACTTCCAACTCGGGATCGGCGTAGAGGCGCGCGGTCCCGACGCGGATGTAGTGGCCGCCCTGCGGGGCCTTCTCGATCCCCGTGACCACGCCCGCCACGGGGGCGAGCGCGGCCTCGTGGCGGAACGCCTTGGGGATCTCCAGGAACTGCCGTACGCCCTTCAGACCCGTGGGGGTCTTGGACGTCATCTTCACCGTGAGCGTGCCGTGGCGGCTGGAGAGCGCCATCTGCGTGAGGGGCTCGGCCATCGCTTGCGCCGCTCGCACGCCCACCGTCATCCCGATGACGTGCGCCTGCCCCTTCTCGTTGTGCCCCTGGCACATCTGACAGACGCCGCGCGGGGCCGCGCACGTCATGGGCGAGCGGACCAGGATGTCGGTGATCTTGTGCGCCTTCAGGTCCTGGACGAGCCGGGGCGTGACGAGCGTGTTCCTGGCCAGCCCATTACCCGCTTGTGTGAATCGGTCGAGGACGTGCGTGTCGTTGAGCGCGAGACGCACGCCCGCGTTGGTGTTGCAGTCGTGCGTCGTCACGACGTTGGAGATCATGTTGGCGACGAGCACCTTGGCCATCTCGCCGGGCTCGCTCACCGAGATGCGCGCCGCGACCTCGTTGGCGCGGACCTCGGGGCCCGTGAGCCAGTACTCGGCGGGCGTCAGGCCCTCCGAGTAGGACCTCTCCAGGAACCTCTGCACGAGGCCGTCCTTGGGGTGCTGCGTGGCGAGCGGTGTCCCGACGATCTTCATGAGCTGCGCCGGGTTGCCGCGCGCGCCGGACAGCGCCATGTGCGTCATCGAGCCCGGGTGGACCTTGGTGTACGCGATCATCTGGGCCTGCGCCCCCGTGATGATGCGCTCCTTGTCGTGGGGCGTGCTCGCCTTGCGCAGGGCCGCGATGGCCGGCTTCATGATGAGGTCGCGCGCGGCGTAGTCGGGCTGGATGTCGTCCAGGCCCACCGAGATGCCTTCGAGCGTCGCGATCTCGTCGCCTCGCCGCTTCATGGCCGTTACCGTGCGGACGTACTTCTCGGGGTCCGTCCTCGCCAAGCCCACCACGTGGTCGTGGAGGAACTTGTTCGTGACGGGCCCGTCGATCTTGTAGCCGTCGGGCAGCGCCTCGTTCAAGAGCAGATGTCCGACCGTGGTTGTCACGGGCGGAAGTAGGGCGCGAGGGCGGCGATCTTGAAGTGGGCCAGGACTGTGTGGGCGACCTTTGCAGGAGCGGGAAGGGGTTCGTTGCCGAGGTTGAACTTGAGTCGATCCATCCCCGACAGGGTTGCCGCATGTGCGCGGCGGGCTTTGACATCTTCGGACTTGGCCCACGACTCCTCGGGCGTAGGGGCTGCCGACAATCCGTAGAGCCCGCCGAGCGCCGCGCCGGCTGCGCCGCCGATGCGGCTGTTGGTGAGGCTGTGCCCCGCGAGCGCGCCCAGGGCGCTGGTCATGCCCGGACCGACCAGCGACTTGGCGTGGGCGCGAAGGCGCTCGGACACTGGGAGGGCGTCGTACTGTGCTTGCTGTTCGGGCGTCATAGCGGTCTCCGGATGGGCGGGTTCTGTGTGGAGTCGTAGCCGAAGTTGCGCGTCCGGAAGAGCTTCGCCAGGAAGTCCGCCGGGTTCGTCTTGTCCGAGAAGAGGGCGAACTTCTTGAGGGCCTTGCCGGCGGCCTCCTCGGCCTGGGCGAAGGCGTGGCGACTCCCCGAGAACTGGCCCGTCGGGGCGCGGCCCGTCGTCGACTTCCCGTCCGGCGTCATGGACACTTCAACGCGCTTCATCGTACGCCGTACTCACTCATCGGGTTGGCTCTCCAGGAAGGATAGAAGCCGGGCGAGGTTGCCCGACGCGTCCTCGGCCTCGGCCTCGGCCGTCTTGGTGCCGTTGCGCAAGGAGACGGGGTCCGTAATCTTGATCTCGCCACGACGCCACGCGCGGATCGCGTCGTCGTGGTTGTCGAAGGTGCGCGCCGTGCCCTTGGAGACGGCCTTGGACGCGTGGGTGAAGCCGATGATGGCCTCGTGCTGCGGGAAGGCCATGAGGCGCGAGTGCGTCTGGTCGGCCAGCAGCATCTGCGACAGGGTCATCTTGCGCGTGTCGTCGATCGCGTCCTGGGTGATGGGCGCATGGACCTGGAGCGTGTCCCCGTCGTAGTCGAGGTTCATCCCCTTCTCGATGAAGGGGTTCACGCGGATGGTCTTCCCCTGCACGGGCACCGGGTAGGCCGCGACGATGGACCAGCGGTGGAGCGTCGGGGCGCGGTTGATGAGCACCGGCCGCTCCTTGGTCTCCTGGAGCATGGCCTCGCGGGCGACGTGGTCGCGCTTGGTGACGCGCTCCCGAGCCTCCAGGGCCCCGTAGCCCTGGCGGACCATGCGGGCGACGATCATCTTGTCGTACATGCCCCAGAGCATCGGCTCGGGCAGCCCCACGTGGTCCATGCCGAGGTTGGCGTCGGGGACGGCGGTGCCGCGACCCGAGACGTCCTGCGTCCGGCGCATGAGCTTGCGCTGGAAGAAGCCACCCTTGGGCGTCCCCACCCCGGCGATGTTCGAGAGGAAGCCCTTCACCGACTGGCCGCGCAGCTCGTCGTTGGCCACGTCCTCGGTGCCGTAGAGCGCCGCCACGGCGTTGTAGACCTGCTGGCGGTGCTTGCCACGATCGCTCTCGACGGCCGTGGTCTTCAACGTGTGGTTCGAGTCCATGAGGTGGCCGTACAGCTTGTTCGCGTCGGCGATCATGAGCTGCGAGGTGTCTCCTGGCTGCGGCAGGATCGGCCGGAAGATCGGGGGCACCACGGGGACCTTGGAGATCATGTACGCATCGTGGGGCTTCATGCCCTCCGACTGGAGCGCCTTCAGGTACTTGATCTGCTTGACGACGTCGTTGAGCTCGGCGCCCTTGGCCTTGGCCATCTCCGCGTGGAGGCTCTTCAGGCGGGCGGGAACGTCGATCTTGCGCAGCTCCTCGTGGAACCAGCCGCCGCCCTTCTCCGCCATGTGCCGATCGAACTCCTTGCCCGTGAGGCCGAGCAGGCGCCGGACGGGCTCCTGGAATACGGGGCTCGGGATCGGCTCGTGCAGGTCGATGTGCGCGTAGAGCGTCCCCTGGGGCCCGCCCGTCAAGCGCGGGTCGAACAGGCCGCCCGACTCGGGCTTCAGGTTCTTGGCGATGAGGGTCTTGGAGTTCTCGATCGCCCCGCGCGAGCGGGCCAGGACGTCCTTGTCCGTCATCGGCAGGAGCTTCATCTTGCTCCCGCGCTTGTCCACGCGCAGGCCAGCCCCTTCGAGCATGCCGACGAACTTCTGGAACGCGAAGGGGCTCTTGGGCGCGGGCAGGGGCATGCCGAGCTGGAGGGCCTTCCAGAACTCGTCGTTCTTCTGACCCTTCACCGTCGCTGCCTCGCGCAGGAAGTTACGCGCGTTGTGGGCGATCAGCGCGTCGAACTCCATCTTGCCGAGGCCCTTGGCCGAGTCGTCTCCGCCGGTCTTCAACGGCTGCTCGTTCAGGTCGTACGGGCCCACGCCGTGGGCGGCGAAGTTGGTGTCCGTCGACTTGAAGAGCTTGTAGATGAACTGCCGGCCGACGAGCACGCCCTTGCCGTCTGGGCCTTCGATGCGGCGCTTCTGGAGCGGGTCGTAGACGTGCTCCTTGTCCGAGATCCCGTGCTCGCGCAGGAGCTTCTTGGCCCAGTCGACGGCGTTCACCCGCGAGTTGTTGTCGAAGATGATGGGCTTGCCCGTCTTCTCGACGACCTTCCCGACGGCGGTCTCGATGACCTGCGCCGGGTTGATGCGGCTGACGACGCCGGCCGAGGTGAGCAGGAGGTCTATGGGCCGCCCTTGAGCGTCCTGGATCATCTCGTGGTCGGGCAGGATGCGCGCAACGACGCCCTTGTTGCCGTAGCGACCGGCGAGCTTGTCGCCGACCTGCATCTTCTCGTGGGTGCGCACGAGGATGGCGATCTGGGTGGCCGTGCGCACGACCTCGACCACCTCGCCCGGGGTGCCGTGCGTCCACTGGAGGACCACCTCCTGGTAGGGCTTGGCGAGGCTCTTGGAGATGCGCCCGAGGAGCAGGTCGGTGCCGATGATCTGCGTCTTGGTGAGCCCCGTGACCAGCAGGTCCTTGGGGTTGACGCGCGAGCCCTTCTTCACCACGCCCGACTCGTCGAGTACGGCGTATTGCTCCCGAGAGTACTTGGTGCCGAAGTACATCCGGTGCTTCTCGCGCGACAGCTCGATCTGCGGGTTGAGCGGGTAGACCTCGCGGTACATGTGCTCGGAAGTCAACTTCTTCGAGCACCCCTCCGAGATCACGACGGCGTCGTTGGAGTTCAGGCCGTAGTACGGCATGTAGGCCACGAGCAGGTTCTTGCCGAGCGCGAGCGTGCCCTTGCGTGTGTAGTTGGACTCGCCCATGCGCTGCCCCTCCACGACCTTGTCCCCGGGCTTCACCGAGAGGTCGTGGTGAAGGTAGGTCTTCGACGGGAAGGGGAAGAGGGTCTGGTAGGGGACCTTGACAAGGTCCTCGTCGTCCTTGGCGGCGGCGAGCTTGGCGTCGTCGTGAGTCTCAAGCCCCGCCCGCGCGATGGCTGCCTTCATCTCGTCGGTGAACACGTAGTGCGAGGGGTGCGGCGTCTCGTGAAACAGCCCCTCCTTGGGCCGATCTTCCGGGTGGTTGATCGCACCTTCTCGGTGAGAGCCGAGCATGACGCTGCGGGCGGCTGGCGGCACGAAGCGCAGGCGGTCCGCCCCGCGCGAGTGGGTCACGTAAAGGTCGGCAGGTCCCGAGGTGATTCTCGATCTGGTGATAGAAGTCGTCGGCGGCGGGGTTGTTTTGGATGAACTTCGGATTGCCGGTGATTAGCACGGCCTTCCGATCCGCTTCGATGGTGGCCTGCTTCTCCCACGTCACCTTCGATGGCTTGATGTAGATCCAGCCGTCCTCGATCTTCTTCACCGTCCCGCTCACCGTCGCGCGCGGCACGAACATGTGGCCGTAGAGCTGCTCGAAGCTCTCGCCGCCGGGGAGGTGGGAGCGGACCTGGACGTACGGCGCCTCGCGTTCGAGCAGCGGCAACGCCTGCGTCCCCATCTTGGATCCCATGATGGCGCGGTTGCCCTGGATGGAGTGGATCATGGGGATGAGCGTCGTCGCGGGCGAGTAGAGGTGCGCGACGTTGCCCATCTGGTGGGTGGCCTTGGACCCCTGGACGCGCACGACCTTGCCACCCACGAAGGCGTCGATCTCCCCGCGCAGGTCCTCCCCCGGGAACGCCAGGACGTGGGACTTGAGCTCGCCCGAGCGGAGGAACTCCTCCTTGCCCGTCTTCAGGTTCTTGGCGACCGTGTAGAGGTTGCCCGCGACGTCACGGTGCGCGGCGAGGGTCGCGCGGATGTCGACGCCCGAGTGGTTGGAGTTGCCTGTCCAGTGCGCGACCCCGCCCGGACAACGGACGTAAAGGAGGCCACCCGGTACCGTGGCGCAGTAAACGAGCCCGTTGTACTGCTCGACGTAGTGATGACCCTTGCGGGGCACCGTCTGTCGGTATCTGTTCCGCAAGATGCGAACCTCGTACACGTCGAGGTAACGGGATTCACGATTGTCCACGTACTTGGACACACGTGTCGGCATGCCGAGTCCGATGATGAGGCGCTCGACATCGAGCGCGAGGCGACGGCTGGTCGTGCAGTAGACCTGCTGCTTGTAGCGCTTGCCCGTGGCGCGCTTTGAGTTGATCCGTCCGTCGCCCAGGAGCAGCGCTTCGAGGAGGTTGGCGCGGGCTTGCACCGAGCTTTGGAAGAAGTATTCGGGGATGTACTTGTTATCGCAGAAGCCGAACTGCTGGAGGTAGGACGCAAGCTGCTTCTGGCAGATGCGGTATCCCGTTTCATTGCTCCCCCACTTGAACGGGAGCTTGTTGAGTACGTCCTCGATCTTTCGGCGCTTCGCCGGATTGGCCGAGGCGCTCTGGGAGATGTGCGTTACCTGCGCACCATTACCGCGATCTGCTCCGACGTTGCCCTCGGCGATGTACCACCCCATGAACGATGCCCACAGTTCCATCGCGATGGGGCCGACGTTGCGCGGGTAGCCTTCCAGGTGCGGCACCTGGAACACGCGCAAAGTGCCACCTTCGTAGGCGCCGTGGCCCGTGTCGAACACGCGTGACTTACCGTGAGCCTCGTCGGCTCGCACGAGGTCGAACTTGACCTCGGCGTCTGGCTTGAGCGGATACACACGGTCCACGGGCGCGCAGTACACCCGGTGGTTCGGGGTCACTTGATAGGCGAGCTTCCCCTTGCGTACGCCGTACAGCGGTCCGGAGTACGGTTCGGCGATCAGGCGCTCAGGGGGGTGAAACTCCAGGCGTCCGTTCACGTTGCAGGCGAGCTTGTCGTCGGCCGTCACCGTCGACCAAAACTTCCAGCCGGCCTCGGTGAACACCTCGGAATCCGGTCGAAGACACTCGGGCGTACGGATCGGGTCAAGCGCGCCGATGTGCGTGTTGTGGATCATGCGCGCGTCCAGCGGGATCGCGCGGTCCGACGGGATGCCGCCCTCGCCGAGCGAGGTGACCTTCACCGCGTGGTCGAGCAGCTCCAACGGGTTGATGCCCGTGGGCACCGCCGAGAGCGACGACGTAGTGATGAACTTCCGGAGCGCGTCCGAGAAGGGCGCGGGCCGCAGGGCTTCGCGGATGCTGGTTTTCCCGTTCAGGCTCATCTTCGCCTTCGGGGCCCACGCGCGGGCGGACAAGCGCAGGCGCTCCGCGATGAAGTCGTCGAGCGAGTGGAACGTCTTGAAGGTGAGCGAGTCCGTGTCGTCGACCTGGGCCTTGTCGTTGTGCACGGCCAGGACCTTCTTGGCCGCGCCGAGCATGGCGTGCGGCGTCACGCGGTCCCAGGCGTGGCCGAGCGTCGCACCCGTCACGTGCGGGTCGAGCGTGGTCTGGTCGTACTTGCGCTTGAGCGCGTCCACCTTGGCCGCGTGCGGCAGGGCGGCGTTCACCATCGCCGGGTGCTCTACCTTGGCGTACAGGGCGGCGACGGCCTTCTCCTCGTTCTTGCCGTGCAGGGCCATGTTGACGTCGGCGACGCCCTTGCCCCAGTGGTCGGCGAGCTCCTGGTGTGACACGCCGAGGGCGCGCAGCACCGGGTAGAGCGGGATGTTGGTGGTGCCGTAGGTGAGGTGGAACGAGCCCTTGTTGGGCTCGAAGCCGAGGTCGAAGTTCTTCCCCTTGCCGAGGTTGAAGATCGCCCGGAGCTCGCCGTTGTCGGCCCGCGCGGTGTAGACGCCGGGCTTGCGCCGAAGCTGGTTGGCGACTTGGTACTCGTTGCCGTTGGCGATCACCGTGTGCCGATCCGTGAGGTACGGCAGGTGCACGATGGTGAAGTTCTTCGCCCGGTCGACGACCTTGCCGTCCCGGTCCTTGAGCACCAACGTCCCCTTGAGCGTCTCGTTGAGCGAGCCGTCCGTGAGGATCGCCCGGTTCTCCCGGTCGGGCGAGAAGCGCTGCCCGAGGACGTGAACGTCCTCGATCTCCAGTCGTCGCTCCTTCATCTCCAGCGGGAAGGCAGCCTGCACGGCTGCCACCGCCTTCTCGCGGATGCGTTCCCGGATGTGCGACGCGTCGGTGAGAATCGGGGTCGGGTCACTCATGGAAGATCACTCACGTTAGGGTACAAGCCCATGGAAGGAGGTGCGTAGTGGTCATCACGAGCGTGCTGAAGTTCGTCATCGTCGTCATCCTGTGACGGCGTGACGCCCGTCCCGACGGCGGGGGCCCAGGCGCTAGAAGCGTCTGGGTCTCTGCTGCTCGGCTTCTTCCTTTGGCGCGTCGACGTCGGCCCACGTCATCGTGACCTGCACGACGCCCGACTGGAGCGTGATGGTCTCCATCCCCATGTTCACGGCCTCGCCGCGCGTCACGGAGTTCATGACCGCTTCGAGCTCAGTACGGCGTACGTGAGGGCAGACGTAGTCCGTGTCGGTGGGCGGCTCGAAGTCCTCCTTGGAGGTGACCTTCTTGCAGAGCCAGCACTGGTTCGCCGGGCGGTACGTGACGAACGTGTCGTGGTGCACGCCGCGCAGCCGCCCGCGCTGGGCGTTGGGCCCGCGCATCCCTTCGACGCGATCCCAGGGGTCAGCCACCGGTCAACCCCGCTTGCGCCTCTTGCTTCGCCTGGGCGTCCTGGTTCTGCGTCTGCTGTTCGAGGAGCATCTTGACCACAGCGTACGCGACCGGGTCCTCCCCCTGCAAGGCGTCGAGGCGGCTGCGCCGCGTCCCCTCGTCCATGCCGCCGAGTTCTTCCGCGATCGGCGCGTTGGCGGCGAGGATCTGCTGGGGGTCGTAGGACATGCCGCCCTGCGACTGGAGCGCGCGCTGCTGCGAGGAGAGCGACAGCGAGGTCTGCTGCTTCTGGATGGCGATCTGCGTCTCGCTGTCGACGCGGGCCTGATCGAGCTTCTCCTGCTTCTGGAGCTTGCGCTCGTTGTGCAGGTCCACGTCCACGGCCTCCGCCATGGTCGTGTCCGAGAGCTTCCCCTGCGCCCACATCTGGAGCTTGAACTGCTTGACGTCGGCGTCGTCCGTCATCTTGAAGTCTTGGAGCTTCACCGGGATGGACGTCCACTTGAGGAAGCTCGTGACGCGCTCCTCCACCCACTGCGAGAGGCCGTTCAGGTTCTCGATGTGCGTGCGCAACTGGTTCTCGATCATGCGCAGCGTGACGTCGCCGCGCGTCTGCCCGAGCCCGCCGGTGAGGAACTCCATCGGCACGCCGAGCGAGAGGACGATGTTCTTCTCTGCCTCCTGGAGCTCGCCGAGCGTGAGGAGCGTGCGGCCCTCTCCTCCGATGTTCTGCACCCCCACCGGGATGGGCGAGAACATGATGCGCAGGGGGTCCTTCCGGAACGCCTTGTAGTTGCCCTCCAGCTCCTGGCGCCAGCGGCCGAGGTTGATCGTGGTGAGGGGGTCGCCCTGGCCGCTCGCGGCCGTCGGGTGCATCACGCGGAAGGGGGTGATGTGTTCGAGCGCGATGGCCTCGTTCGCGCGCCGCAGCACCGCCGCGAAGAGGAACATCTTGATCGCGGCGGTGATCGGCGGGAAGCCCCACTGGCCCTGCTCGCCCGCCGGGCCCGGCATGCGCATGTGGTAGATCGCGTCGGGCGCGAACTTGAAGATCTTGCGGTCCCTCATCGCCGCAAGGAACTCCATCGGCGTGTGGTTGATCTTGAGCTTGTTGCCGGCGCGGACCTCGGCGACGAAGGATCGCGGGATCGTGTAGTAGTACTCGTCCTCCCCCGTGATGAGGTTCGTGTCGATGTCGATGAGCTTCGGATCCCAGCGTCGCAGCTTGATGCGCCCCGGCTCGCGCAATGGCTGGTCGATGACTTCGGAGATGACGTCGCGCTTGCCGCAGGCTCGGCACGTGTGACGGAACTCCAACCGATCCAGGTGGAAGGAGTAGTCGGCGGCTGCGACGTCCTCGGGGATCTTGCAGTGCGGGCAGCGCAGGTCCCGCTTGATGGGCTCGTAGACGCTCACGAACGAGTTGCCCGTGAGCCACACGTCGAAGGAGACGAGCGTGAGGAACCCCTTGAAGCGCAGGTCCTTCTCGAAGAGCTTCTCGTGCCGCAGGCGCTCGGACTCCGACGCCGTCTCGTAGACGAGCTTCGTGATGGGGTACTCGCCGAACTTACGGACGACCCCGTAGATGTGCGCCGAGTTGAACCCGATGTACTCGGCCTGACGGATCAGGTCCTTGAGCTTCCGGGGCGTGAACCCGGAGAGGTAGTCGAACTGCGGGTTGGGGTGTCCGTACTGCCCTCCCCCGTTCTGATACGGGCCCAACGAGTCCTGTTCGTACATGTCAGCCTTGAAGGGTAGGTGGAGTCATGGAGATCCGATCAACTCAACTCAACAATACGACCCGCGTCTTCACCGTGGCCGCGCCAGAAGCGTCGCCCCTCGGAAGGGTGTGGGGAGCCAAGTTCGTCAACGGCACCTGGGTGTTCCCCGGGTACTACCCGTTCGGCCGCTGGGTGCTCACCGACCTCGCATCCATCGCGCACGGCGCGAGGTGGTCGGATGACGCATCGGCCTTGCGGTCGGACATCCTCTCGCACGACGCCGCGTGGGAAGCGGAGGAGGTGCTCTGGCGACGCAAGGTGCCCGTCCTCACGGACGTCGAGGACGACTTCTTCGCGCCCAACTTTACGCCGTACGCCCACCAGCGGTACGGCATCTCGCGCATCCGTCACTGGTCCCGGACGTTCCTGTTGTGGGACATGGGCACGGGCAAGACTCGCACGACGCTCGACGGAATGCGACTCCTGCACGCCGAGGGCGCCTTCCGGAAGGCCCTGGTGCTCGGTCCCCCGGTGGTGCTGCCCGGCTGGCGCCGGGAGACCGGGCGTGTGTCGCGAGGCGGCTGGCGGGCCACCTTCTACGACGGTACGGACGAGTCCTGGGAGGAGGCCAAGACGTCGCAGGTTGTGTGCGTGAGCTACGCCCGCGCCCGCATCATGGGGAACATGACGGTGCCGCACCCGCAGCTCGGGGACATCCCCATCTTCGCTCCCGAGCGGAGCCGCCTGCTGGAGCTCGGCTACGACATGATCGTAGCGGACGAGTCGCACAACCTCGGTAACTGGAAGAGTGAGCAGACCCAGTCGGCCATCGCCCTGTCGGCCGTGGCCGCGCGCCGGGTGGCGCTCTCCGGCACCCCCGGCGATACGCCCGAGAAGCTCTACGGCCAGCTCTACTTCCTGTCGCCCTCGCTCGTGCCGGCGTCCTACGAGAAGTTCGTGGACCGATACGTCGTACGGTCGCCGCACAACCCGGTCATCGTCACGGGCTACCGCAACCTCAACGAGATGAACGCGGTGGTCGACTCGGTGGCGTCGCGCATGAAGAAGAAGGACTGCATGGACCTGCCGCCCATGGTGGTCATCGACCTGCCCTTCCAGCTCGGCGTGCGTCAGCAGGCTCGGTACAACGAGCTCGTGGCGGAGATGAAGGCGAGCGTGGAGCCCGTCTTCGACTTCCTCCAGGCGGTGGGTCGCGAGGACGAGCCGGGCGTGGAGGTGGGGGCGGAGGTCAAGGCCCCCGACACGCTCTTCGTCCTGCCGCACGGGGCGGCGCGCGTGAACAAGCTCCTCCAGCTCATCTCGGGCTTCATGATCGAGGGCGTCGACAGGTCCATCTGCGACGCGTGCCCGAAGATGGAGGGCTGCGTCGAGGAGAAGATCAAGCCCTACACGAAGAAGTGCGTCGTCATCCAGAACAAGCCGCCGCGCAAGGTGATCCGGGACGTGGAGAACCCCAAGCGCGAACTCTTCAAGTCGCTCCTCACGGACATCCTCGCCGAGGACCCCACCAACAAGGTCCTCTGCTGGGGCAACTTCGACGAGGAGCTGAACGACATGGAGGCCGTCTGCCGGGAGCTCGGCGTCGGCTACGTCCGCCTGGACGGCGAGACCACCAAGAACATCGAGGAGATCGAGCGGAGCATCCAGGAGGACCCCGCGTGCCGCGTCCAGGTCGGCATGACGAGCGCGGGCGTGGGGATCAACGAACCGGCGGCGAACTACGCGTGTTTTTACTCTCTCCCGTGGGCGCCGCTCGTCTACCTCCAGGCCATCGAGCGCAACAACCGACCCGGCCAGAAGCGCAAGATGACCGTGTACCGCCTGCTGTCGGCCGAGGGCGCGGGGGCGCTCGATCGTCTCGTGGCGGGCGTCCTACGGTTCAAGGACCGGGTGGCCTTCACCATGACCGAGAAGATCACGTGCGCCACGCATGGAATCCTGCGCCCTTGACGGAACCACCCCCTTCCGGGAGAACTGCAAGTACGCGGCGGCTGTCGCCCGGCCGCTCGCCAAGGTGAACCTCCTATGAAGATGCACATCCAGTACGGCCCCGACGACATCCGGGAGTTGATCGAACGGGACCTGAACGCCCGGGGGTACGCCGTATTGCCGGACATCAAGGTGCCCGAGGGGGCCATCGTGATCGTCCTGATGGACAACGAGGCCGTGCGCGCTTCGACCCCTCCCGCCCTCCAGCGGCCGGTGCCGCACCCCGATTGGCCGCCCGTCGCCCCCGAGCCCGCTGCGCCACCCCCGATGGTGCAGCGGCTCGGGGCGGACCCGCCGGAGCCCCCGAAGGCGCTGCCCCCGAAGCCCCAGGCCAAGTCCATCGTCTCCCCCTACTCCAGCGGCAACGCCAAGGGGAACCCCCTCTACGAGGTGATCGACATCCCGGACCTGGAGCACGAGCGCCCAGTGAAGGTGCGGGAGATCGGCTCCCGCACCGGGCTCGTCCGGCGACTCACGGGCCAGGAGGACCCGGGCGACATCGAAGACCGCGCGGCCCGACGTGGCGAGACCGGCACCGCCTCCGACGAGGAGGCCAACTTCCTCAGCCGCTACATGAGCCAGTCGTGAGGGAAAAGCACGGCGTCGTCACAAACAACGAGGCGTCTGAGGTAGAAGCGTCCGCGACGGATGCTTTACGGCGTACGCAGGGCGTGGCAGAACCGGGTTCATGCCCAAGGTGCAGGTCCCCGATTCTTTCGCCGACGCCGGAATGTTCATCCACACGCTGCGCGACTTGCGGGACCGCGCCATTCGAGCTGGCGCCGGAGAGAAGCACCTCTTCGCCGACCCGGTGAAGTTTCGCGCGATCGTACTCACGCTCTTCGTGGACCTCACGATCGCGGCGGAGGGTGAGTCGGTCATCGCACAAGAGTTCTACGAGAGCGTCCGGCATCTCGTGGTCGGCGGCCCGCTCGAAGCGGTGCCGTTGAAGTCCGTGTCCCGAGCAGAGTTCGTCCGAGGGGTGCGCCGGATCCTCAAGGGCGAGCTACCACAACTGTCCCGCGCAACGCGGGAAGGAGTCGACGATGACGACCGAAGAGACGACCGAGAAGAAGGCCAAGGGGAAGAGCGCGACGGCGGAGACGCCGTCCAAGCCGGGGCGCAAGAAGTCCGACGCGTCCGCGTCCGGCGGGTCTGACGCCGCCAAGGCGGGCTACGCCGCCGTGTTCCAGGACTGGGAGCTGGTGCCCGACGAGGAGGGGCCCGTCGACGTCGACCCGTCGAAGCTCCTCGTGATCTTCGACGTGCGCTCGTCCGTGCAGGACATGGACGAGTTCGTGAAGAAGTGCGCGGGCGGCATCGAGTCGCCGGTGAAGATCACCAAGATGCGCTACATGGGCGAGAACGCGTCGCTGGCCGTGAGCCCCGACCCGAAGGTGCGGGTCAACGTCAAGAAGGGCGAGGACTACTTCGTCCTGGTGTTCGGCCGGCGCCGCAGCCGCGCGGGCATCATCCTCAAGTTCAAGACCATCCCGGCCACGCTCAAGAACTACAAGAGCTGGGGCGAGATGGTCGAGGCGGCGTACATCGAGAACGACGCCCGCGCCGACATGACCCCCTACGACAGCGCGGTGGTCGTGAAGAACCTCCGCGACGGCGGCCTCCTCCAGGACGAGATCGCGTCGCGCGTGCACTGGTCGCCGGGCAAGGTCTCCCAGTACCTGGGCATCTTCGACCTCGCCGAGCCCGTCCTCAAGCTCGTGCGCGACGGCCTGCTCACCGTCACCTCGGCGCGCCTCCTGCGGCCGATCAAGGACCAGGACGCGCAGGTCCTCATCGCCAACCGCGCCGTGGAGAAGGCGTACGACGAGGACCAGCTCAAGGAGGCCGTGAAGACCTATCAGGCCAAGCAGGCCGCGAAGGCCGAGGCCGCCGGCAGCGACGACAAGAGCAAGCCCGCGCGCGTCGCCAAGCAGCACGGCTACGACAAGGCGGCCATCAAGCACCCGCCCGTCGCGGACGCCCGCAAGGTGCTCAACTGGATCGACACGCGCATCAAGACCATGCGCGCGCGCGACGCCGACCCGGCCAAGATCGCCTTCGAGAAGGGCCGCCTCCGGGGCCACGAGGAGGCCGCCGGGCTCAAGGAGCTGCCGAAGGCCGCCCTCGTCGAGGACGAGGTCGAGACCGAGGACTGACCGCCCGCGCGGTCAGGTGAGCTCCGCGCGGACCCCCACCTCGGGGTTCGCGCGAGCCCAGCCTTGCAGCTTCCCGATCGCGCCCTCGCGCAAGGCGCGCAGGTCCTCCAGCGGAAAGACCGAACCGTCCATCGCGAAGAGCGTCAGTGACAGCTCATCGTCCGTCTGCGGGTCACCGCGCAGACCCAACCCCAGCACCAACACGACCTTCTCGCACCGGGTGAGCCCGGCCGCGTGGAGGAACGAGAGCGCGACGCGCCCCTCGGGGGTGGCGTCCCGCTCGACGTCCGTCGTGTCGGCGAGCTGGACGTCCTCCACGGGCGTCATGATGGGGTCGGGCGGTCCCTCGCCGCGCTGGACGCTCCGCTTCCTTTGGTGAACCGAGACGTGCACCGTTCCAAGTCGGTGCTGCACCTCGTCCATCTTCACCCGGACCCAGGGCGCGGCGTACGTGAGGAAGCGTACGCCGTACTTCGGGTCGAACTTCGGGATGGCCGTCATCAGGCCCTCGTTCCCGGCGCTGATGTAGTCGTTGAGGAGGTCTTCGTCGCGCGTGCGGTCGCGCGCCTTTCCGATCACGAAGCGAAGGTAACCCTCCGCGATCCGTTGGCCCCTACGCGCGCGCTCTCGGGTGAGCGTCGCGCGCTTGGAGGGGTCAGTGGCTCGCTCCAGTTGCCTGCTTTTTTCGCAGTAATCCGCGAAGTTCGCCCTCTCCTCCAACACCGTTGGGAGGGCCAACCGACTCACCTCATCGAAGTACCGCGACGTTGTATCCCGCATGTCCATGGGATATACACTTTCCTCCCTCCCGCTGTCGCGCGGAGGGGTTCCGAGGAGTGACAATGAGCAAGAACAAGCAGAACCAGTCGTCCCCCAACCAGCCCGCCGCCCCGGCCACCGAGGCCCCCATCGAGTCGACCGCCGAGGCGGTCGCCGACGCCGCCCCCGAGGGCTCCACGGCCCCCGAGACCGCCCCCGCCGCCGAGCCGGGCCCCGCGCCCGACGGCCCCCCCTCCCCGGTCGCCCTCGCGACCACCCAGGCCGCCGGGCTCGACAAGCCCGCGCCCGAGACCCTCGACACGCCGTTCGACCCCTACGGGCCGGACGCGGTCGCCCGCCTCATCAAGCTCTTCCCCGAGGAGTCGCGGTACCTGAAGCAGGCGTTCCGCCCCGTCACCGACGAGGACCTCGAAGCGGCCGTCCGGTCGCTGCCCGAGGAGCTCGCGCGCAACTTCGGCGAGGCGCTGGAGCGCATGAACCCGGTGAAGCAGGGCGACCACGGCCGCAAGCGCTCGGGCTTCCAGATGTTCGAGGCGCGCATCTACCACGGCACGGGCGACGACCCCACGCGCCCCAAGATGACGCCCACCGGCGGCATCTACTCGACCGACGGCAAGATCCTCGCCGCCTGCGACCGCGACAGCGCCAAGGCGCTCAACGTGCCGGAGCGCTTCGAGGGCTACGTGATCTCGGGCTACGAGGTCAACACGTTCTGGCCGCCGCGCGGCAGCGACGACGACGCCAAGGGCGACAAGAAGGACGCCAAGGACGGCGACGAGAACAAGTCCAAGGCGCCCATCTGCCGCTCGATCGACCAGATCATGGGCGACAAGTACGGCGCCTGCGCGGCCTGCCCCGAGCGGCCGTTCAAGGACAATCAGGTGAACAAGAACGCGTGCCGCAACGAGGTGCACATCTACTTCGTGCCGCGCGACTTCTCGGGCATCTACCGCATGGTGTTCAACGGCACCAACACCAAGCCCGGCCGCGCCATCCGCAAGAGCTACTCCTCGGGCTGGCGCACGCTCTGGGACCACCCCTTCGCGCTCACCACCAAGAAGGAGGTGGACCCGAAGGACAGCTCGCGGCGCTGGTTCCTCGCCCAGTCGGACGTGATGCGCAGCGACGCGCCCACGGCCGAGGAGGCGAAGTTCCTGAACGTCATCTCGCGCAAGATCGACAGCGAGTACTACTGGGTCGAGCGCCGCCGCATCCACCTGAAGGTCCTCACGGCCGGCGCCGAGAAGCCCTCGGGCGAGGCGGACCTGGGCGCCCTCATGGGCGGCTCGGGTGACGCGTCGGCGACGGCGGCGCCGGGCGCGCCGCTCCCGAACCTCGCGAACCTCGACGTCTGAGCGGCCACGGTAGGGGGCGTCGGGACTCCCGGGCGGATTCGCTCGGGAGTTCCGGCGCCCCCTACGCGTCTATTCGTTTTCGAAGGAGACCCGCCTCATGTTCAACGAACGCGTCATCGCGCACGGTCCCTGGTCGATCAGCAAGGCCAACATGCTCGGCCTCTGCTCCAAGCAGTACCTCCACAAGTACGTCGAGAAGCTCCCCGAGACGCGCAAGAGCACCCAGGCCATGGGCGGCGTCGCGGCCCACACGCTCCAGGAGCTCGCCCTGCGGACGCCGTCCCAGACGGGCGACGACCTGCGCGTGAAGGTCGGCGAGATCATCGAGAAGGACGGGCTCACGCACGCCGAGTCGGGCGAGATCGCGGCGAAGATCCCGGCCGTGCTCGACTTCACCGACCGCATCCAGAAGTTCAAGAAGGCCAACAGCGTCACGCTGGAGCTCATCGAGCACAAGCTGGCCATCGACGCGAACGGCAACGGCGTCGACTTCTTCGACAACAAGAACGCCATCATCCGGGGCGTCATCGACTACGCCGCGCTCACCGGCGACGGCATCCTGATGGTGGTGGACCACAAGTCCGGCCGCAAGAAGCCCATCAAGGAGCACTCGACGCAGTTCTACGCCTACATGGCCATGGCGCTCGGCAACTTCCCCGAGGTGCGGGGCGTGCAGTCGGCCATCAACTACTTCGGGGAGCCGCGCCTGGACTGGTTCCCGCGCCTGGACGGCCAGCCGGGGCCGTGGAGCCGCGCCGAGATCCAGGGGCACGTCCTGCCCTGGCTGGAGGCGTACCTGAACAAGCTCACGCGCAAGCTCGTGCTCGTCGACGAGCGCACCCCCGAGGCGACGACGGGCTGGCAGTGCGAGTATTGCGGCTACGCCAACCTGTGCGAGCCCGGCACGGCCATGATCGAGCAGCGCAAGGCCAAGCGCGTGGGTGGGCGCATCAACACCTGATCTGACAGAGGAAGGAGGGCGCATGGCACGAGGGAAGGGCTCCAACTCCACCCCCCTGCGTCAAAGCGACGCGATTGAACTGATCCGGAGGATGGACACGGGGCGCATGCGCTTGTTCTTGGGACAAGCGTTTCCCGAGTCCCAAGTACGTCAGGTCTCGGGCCAGCTACTGCTCATGCGGTGCCCGACGCCGGGGCACGAGGACAAGAACCCCTCGTGCTTCGTCGACATGAAGCGCGGTCGCGTGCAGTGCAAGAGCTGCTTCTACACCACGCGCAACATCCTCCAGATGCTCCAGGACTGCCTGGGCTGGAGCTACGCGGAGGGCCTCAACCAGATCCACGTCATCACGGGGGCGAGGCCCACGAGCGAGAAGACGGGGGCCGCGTACGAGGCGCTCGACCAGCACCGGGAGGCGCTGCGGCTCATGGCCCAGGCGCTCAACCTGTACCTCGTCAAGATGATCTCCCCACCGGAGGGGGACAAGGAGGACAGTACGGCGTACGACGCCGTCGCCCAGCAGGCGGCGCGACCCGCGATGGAGTGGCTCTTCGAGCACCGGAAGCACTCCAAGGACATGGTGGCCCACCTCCCGTACGGGATCTGGCCGCCGCTCCAGCACCTCGTCGAGATGTGCACGAAGATCATCGACGACCTCGTCACCAAGGACTACAAGCGCGGGCTCGCGACCCGATTCCCCCCGGAGCGGCGCACCAAGATCCTCGACCGCGTGAAGAAGATCGCCGAGAGCGCCGGCCCCGAGTGGACCCACTCGGTCGCCTACGTGACGGGGCACGACTTCTCCACGCCCGCGCGCATCCGCCTCCGCCGCCCGGAGATGGACGACAAGAAGCTCGGCAACTTCAAGATGCTCCCGGGCTACCACCCGGACGAGGGGCACGGCTTCTACGGGCTCTACGCCCCCGACGCCTCGGGCAGCGTCCGGCGGGACGCGCGCAACGTGCGCATGCTCATGGTCGAGGGCGAGAACGACCAGACCTCCGTCGCCGAGGGGCTCATCGGCGAGGGCATCCACGGCTGGTGGGTGATCGGCACGTGCGGCACGGAGAACGACACGGACGCGCTCACCGAGGCGGGCGTCGACACGGCCTACCTGCTGCTCGACCACCCCGACCCCGACCAGGGGCGCGGGGAGATCTGGCTGCGCGGCAGGCTCCTCTCGGCGCGCGTCATCGAGCCGCGCGTCTTCGTCGGCTGGAAGGAGCTCCGGGACGGCAACGGATTCCTCAAGGACGCCGACGAGGTGATCCGGGAGAAGGGCTTCGCGCACTTCCAGCGCGTGGTGCTCGACGAGCCGGACAAGTCGTTCGTCTCGTGCGAGGACTGGGCGTTCGACAGGGCGCTCGAAGACGCGCACGACATGGAGGAGACGCGAGAGAAGACGGCCGTCGCCGTGAAGTACGGCGAGTGCCTGCTCAACCCCGCGCAGCTCGCGAGCTTCCTCGACCGGGTGTCCAAGCCCCTCGGCGTGGCGCCCGGGGCCGTGCGCGCCCAGATCGTCCAGGGCCAGGACGACGAGGAGGGCTTCATCAGCCGCCTCGCCGATACCCTGGAGCACGACCTGCACTTCCTCTACAAGGAGGACACCGTCAAGGGGAGCGTGATCCACGCCTACCACAAGGAGACCCAGCGCCCGGTGCGCTTCCCGGCCGACGACGGCTTCGGCGCGATGAGCGCCCTCTCGAACGTCGTCGGGGACATGCACTCCTTCTTCAGCCAGCGCGTCGGCATGCCGGCGTGGCTCTACGACGAGCGGGCCGACCGCTCGTCGCCGCTCGTGCGCGAGCTCCAGAAGCCGCTCGCCGACTACACGCGCATCGCCATGCAGCGGGTCTTCCACAACCTGCCCAGCAAGGACGAGTGCGAGTTCATGGGCCTCGGCCCACACATGACCGAGGTCGACGGCGTGGTGGTCCAGTACGTCAACACGGGCCGGCGCGTCTTCCGCGCGCGCTACCGGGACGACCAGAACCTCCAGTGGGAGACGCTCACGGGCCCCTCCGACGGGCGGTTCCTCTTCGCCGTGCAGTCCAAGGCCATGAACACGGTGGTCGACAACGTCGACGACCTGGAGTGGGGCAACACCGTCACGATCGAGGACCTCCAGGCGGCGCTCGCGACCCTCGTGCGGATCTACGAGTGCTGGGGCCTGAAGCACGGCAAGAAGGACGCCCTGCTCATGGCCCTGCTCACCTTCCACCTCTGCGCGCCGCACTTCTGCTCGGAGAAGATCAACATCGGCGTGACGGGCGCCACGGGCTCGGGCAAGTCCAAGCTCATGGCCCCCCTCTGCGGCGGGCAGCACCCGGAGTTGCAGCTCGTCGACTGGGCGGTCTACCAGTCGAACTACTCGGTGGCCTCGCTCTACAACCACTTCAACGGTTCGAGCTGCCTCATGGCCCTCGACGAGTTCACGGCCGACGGGATGCACCAGATGAAGTCCCGGCAGGTCGAGGACGTCATCGAGATGCTCCGGCAGGCCATCTTCCCCGGGGGGGCTCAAGTACGCCGTATGATCGGCGGCGTCGCGCAGATCCTCCGCGTGCACACCAACGCCATGACGACGTCCACGCACCCCCCACGGGACATGCAGGACATCAACCGGCGCCTGGACATCGAGACCATGAAGCAGGTCGGGCACAAGGACCCGGCCGTGGCGATCCACCAGATCGTGAGCCCCGAAGAGTTCCGGCAACTGCGCCGCGTGCTCAACCTCGGGCTCTTCCACTTCCAGAAGCAGTACGCGCGCCGCTTCACGGCGATCTCGCGCGAACTCGCGACCTCGGACCTGGACCTCCCCTTCAAGGTCGAGACCCGCTTCCTGCGCAACTTCGCGGGGCCCGCCACCATGTGCGAGCTCCTCGGCGGCGACTGGAAGAAGTTCGTGGTGGCCTGCACTGTGGCGCGGGAGACCTCCCTCAACGCCTACGCGCACGCCACCCCGACGAACATCCTCTTCGACACGCTCCTTCGGACCAACGGCGTCCGACTGGGCGCGAACTACACCTCCATCATGGCGCTCCTGGCCGAGCCGGATAAGTGGCCGGTGCTCAACGGCACGATGTCCGGCGCGCTCTACCACAACGAGGCCGGGCTCCTCGTCATCGACTGGATCGCCTCGACGTCCAACGGCGGCGTCCTCTTCCGCACCGAGCCCTGGTGCCGGGAGCAGTTCCACCGCCTGAAGTACCTCCTCGACCAGCACGCCACGGCCGTCCCGGCGGCCGACTACGAACGCCTCGGCGTGATGAACTTCACCCAAGCCTGCGGCCTCTCGGCCGATCAGCACACGATCACGGTCCTGCACCTCTCGGCCTTCGTCGCCAAGGTGCGCGACGTGAGCCAGCGCAAGACCACCTTCGGAGAGCCGCGCTCGGGCCCTGGTCAAAACCAAGGGCCTGCGGATCAGAACGTCCCGCCCGGCCTTCGCATGGTCAAGGGCGGCGGTGGCGGCTCAAGCGGCGGGGGGACACCACCCCCGCCACCCAACGACGACAACAACCTCGGGTGACATATATGACCACGTTGAACATTCATCCTCACAAGCTGGACCTCTACGGGACGGCCGAGACCCTCGAAGATCTCGGCGAACTGCTCTGCGGCGACGATGAAGCTGGGGGCTGCGTTCTCGACGACGAGCACGACGCTCTCACCCTGGAACTCGGCGACTATCTCGACGAGGTTCTCGTCGACCCCACAGAGGATGAGAAGGCGCGCGTGATTCGGGGCTACCGATGGACGCGCGACCACACCCCCACCGATGAGCGTCTGCGAGACGTCCACGAGAACCTCATGGCCAAGCGCCAGGGGGACGGCTCCATCCTGATGCGGTGCCCCAACCCAGACCATCCCGACCAGCACCCATCCTTCCTGATCCAGGGGTGCGCGGGCAAGTGCCTGAGCTGCGGCTACGAGACCACCGTCGACGCACTCCTGAAGGGGAACTGACATGGCGGGGCCGCTTCCTGTCCTCCAGCTCGAAGCCGCAGCGTGTGAGCTGTGCCAGAAGCCACCCTTCCACCTGAAGGCGGGGCCCGGGTGCGCCTCGTGCCCCGCCTTCAAGGACACCCACTACTTCCCCTACGCGGACGGGCCCGACGCCCCCGACCTGATCGTGCTCGCGGACGCCCCCCAGGCGCCGCGCCTCGCGCTCATCGGGGGGCAGGCGGTGCAGATGGAGAAGCTGCACCACAAGTCCTTCCAGGACGACGGCGGCAAGGTCCTGCGCCAAGCCATCCAGGACGTCGGTGAGCGGGGGTACGGCGTACTGAAGGCGCGGTACGTCTACGCCGTGAAGTGCGCCGTGGACTCGCCCAAGGCCGCCGTCGTGCAGAGCTGCCAGAGCTACCTGCACGCGGACTTGGCGCGCGTGGCCTCGACGCGCGCGGCGGTGGGCTACTCGGGCGACCTCGTGGTCATCGCGTGCGGGCTGCCGGCGCTGCACGCCCTCGGGGTGAACGTCCGGTCGGAGGCCGAGGCGCTCGGGCGCACGTTCGAGAACGTCTCGATCGGCACGCTCAAGCTGACGGTCATCGCCACCCGGTCGCTCAAGAGCTACGCGAGCCACGTCGGGACCTACCAGACGCTGCTCGCGGACGTGGAGCGCGCGGCGCGCCTCGTCCGCAACCGGCCCGTCCAGGTGCTATCGCGCGCCGAGGCCGCCGCCGGGTACCGCGTCCCGCAGACGCTCGAACAGGTGCGCGAGCTCGTCGACGACGTCATCAAGTACACGCGCCCCGGCACCGCCCCCGAGAAGTGGGCGGTGTCGTTCGACACGGAGACCAACACGCTGCACCCGCAGTGGAAGAACCTGAAGTGCCTGGGTGTCTCGTTCGCCTGGGACGAGGGGCAGGCGGCGTTCGTGCCGCTCTGGCACCCCAGTACGCCGTACGACGGTGGCGCCGCCTGGGAGATCGTCAAGGACCTGATCCGGTCGGGGAAGCCCCTGATCTGGCACAACGGCAAGTACGACTACAAGGTCCTCTGGCGCCTGGGGCTGCCCATGCGCGACGTCGGCAACCCCGCCTGGGACACGATGCTGGCCGAGCACGTCCTGGAGGAGGACAAGAAGGGCGAGTACTCGCTCAAGGCGCTCACCAAGCGATTCTTCCCGCAGTTCTCGGGCTACGAGGACCGCCTGAAGGACATGCTCGAACAGGAGGACGGCGTCGAGGAGGTCCAGGTCTCCAAGACGCGCAAGCTCAAGGTCCCCGAGGAGATCGCTAGGGCGCTGGCCCGCGTGCAGGAGGCCAAGCTCGTCAAGGGCACCGGGTTCCAGTCCAAGACGATCGAGAACCTCATCGCCAAGGGCAAGCACAAGAAGGAGGACATCTCGCCCGAGCACTTGGCGGACCTGCGGATCGTCCTCGCCGCCAAGGTCAACGGCGAGTTCAGCGTCAAACACCACGACGACGCCGCGCGCGAGAAGCGCAAGAAGGGTGGCTTCGAGGTCGTCACCCTGCCCGAGCTCAGCTTCTACGCGGCGGTGGACGCCGACGTGACGCGACGCCTCGCCATCCTCCAGAGCCGGCGGATGAAGGACGAGGACGCCCAGATCATGAAGTGGCGTGAGGCCGTCCGGCAGCAGATCGCCAACCAGCCGCCCGAGATCGACAAGGTGACGGGGGAGAAGAAGCCCCCGAGGTTCACCGTCCAGCAGCTCTGCGCGGACCCGCACCCGTCCCACACCACGGTGCGGGCGTTCAAGCTGCCGCTCATGCGCGAGCTCGCCAAGATCGAGCTGCGCGGCGTCCGCGTGGACATGAAGTACCTGAAGTGGGGCACCGAGAAGCTCGATCAGGTGCTCGCCGCCAACGACCAGCAGATCTACGAGATCTGCGGGGAGAACTTCAAGCTGGGCTCGGGCAAGAAGATCGCCTCGTTCCTCTTCGAGGGCGGGGCGGGCTTCATCCACCCCAACCCCGAGCACGCCGAGGAGATCGCCCGGAAGAACCCCGGGGAGGCCCGCTACGTGGGCGGCCGGATGTACTACCGGCCGCACCACTTCACGGCCACCAAGCAGGTCCAGACGAGCGAGGCGGTGCTGAAGAGCATCGTCAGCCGCTTCGAGTGCCCGCTGGCCAACCTGCTCCTCGCCCGCCGGAAGGCGGACAAGGCGCGGCACACGTTCTTCGAGAACGCCGGCAAGCTCGCCGAGATGTTCGAGGACGAGCACCTCCACGGCGGCTACAACCAGACGGGCACCGCCACCGACCGCCTCTCGTCCTCGTCGGGCATCCCCGGCCTGGGCTTCAACTACCAGAACATGCCGCGCGGCTTCCTCGGGGCCCTGCGCGACACGCGCGGCAAGATGGTGCTGGGCCCCGACGGCAAGACGCCCGTGTTCGAGGGGGTGAAGTGCAAGAAGCTCTTCATCCCCGACGACGACTCCATGTGCTTCTTCAACGCCGACGCCAAGGGCGCCGAGGTGACGATCTTCGGCTCCTACGCCGACGACGACGCCCTGAACGAGGCGCTGCGGGAGGGCCTGGACGCGCACTGCTTCTTCGCGAGCAAGGCCCTGGACCCGCGCCTCGTCGGCGCCGGGCTCACGGGGGCGGCGCGCAAGGCGGCGCTCGACCGCGCCGGGGTGGACGACGACCACGCCTGGAGCTACGAGGACTTCTTCGCGGCGCACACCCTCGAAGACAAGGACCAGATCCTGGACAAGGCGTACGTCGTACGCCTGAAGGAGCTGCGCACCAACATCAAGCGGCTGGTCTTCGGCATGCTCTTCGGGGCGGGCGTCAAGAAGATCGCCGAGATCGCCGGCATCCCGCTGGAGCTCGCGCAGATCGTGCGGGACCTGCTGTTCGCCAAGTTCCCGTCCATCCCCCTCTACATGGAGCAGACCAAGTGGGAGCTTCGCATGTTCGGGATGGTGGAGACCTACCAGGGCGGCCGGCGCCGCTTCCCGATCGACACCTCGCGCGCGCCCCGCTCGCTCTTGGCGCGCGCCGAGCGACAGGGCGTCAACGTCAAGATCCAGCGCACGAGCTCGCAGATCGTCCTCTCGACGATGTGCGACATCTCGGACGTGCTGGAGCGCGACATGGGCGGCCACTTGCTCCTCACCGTGCACGACTCGGTGGGCGGGCAGGTCGCCAAGAAGTACGCGCACCAGTTGCCCGACCTGATCCACGAGCTGGGCACCAAGAAGGTCGCCAAGAACAACCCGTGGCTGAAGGCGCCGTACCGCTGGGACGTCGAGATGGGGTCGAGCTACGGCACCCTGTCCTCGGCGGCCAAGTACTTGGCCTCGCTCCCGGCGCCCCTGCCCGAGCCCCAGCTCGACGGGTACACCGAGGGCGACAAGATCGAAGACCTCCGCAACCCCGACGACTGGGAGAGTCCGTCGCCCAAGCCCGACAAGAAGAAGGCCGCGTGATCCGGTAAAAGGTCACGTTGTGGTACGCGCGGCCGACGCGTGCTTTCCTCCCTCTGTAAACCGGTCAGTCCCTGGACGTTCGGCCCGTCCCCCTGCTTCCCTCGCGGTGCGCCAGCGCGAGGGGAGAGTGCTTCACCCTGGCGCGCCCTACGACGTTTTTTTCGTCATGAGAGGATCCGAGATGATGACCTTCCCCGACCGTTACGTGATCGTCGACGTGGAGACCACGGGCCTGGAGGCCCGCCTCTACCGCGTGATCGAGGTGGCCATGGCCGTGATCGAGAACGACGACTGGTCGAAGTTCGCGATCGACACCTACCGCTTCGAGCTCAACGACGACGACTTCCGCGCCGGCCACCCGGCCGCCTACGCCGTCAACGGCTACCGCCAGGGGCACCCGGACTGGAAGGGCGCGCCCGTCTGCGGGTCGCCCGAGGCCGCCGAGGCGTGGGCCGAGATCCGCGACAAGCTGCGGGGCGCGGTGCTCTGCAACCAGAACATCCCCTTCGACAAGAAGTTCATCTTCCACGAGATCGTCCGCCACCGCGTGACGCCCCACGCCGAGGGCTGCGTCTACTCCCACGACGGCGAGCCGGACAACGCCGGCATCTGGGAGCGCCACCACGACGAGATCATCACCTACTCGCGCAAGCTCGCGGACATGGTCGGCAAGAACCGGCCGAACCCCAAGGACGCCAAGAAGTACAACCTGACGATCAGCTACCAGGACCTGAAGGGCCACCCGCTGCCCCCGCACCGGGCGGAGGCCGACGTGCTGCGCGCGCTCTGGGTGCTCGCGTGGGGCCTGGACCAGACCCGCCCCGACGCCGAGGGGGCGACCGAGATGTACGACCGCGCGCGGCGCATCCGCGAGGCCGTCGTGGGCTGGATCAGCAAGCACGCCCTCACCGACAAGGTGGAGCCCAGCGCCGAGGAGGCCGAGGCCGCCGCCGGCCTGCTCGCGCACGTCCACAACCCGTCCATCCCCAGCCCCGACACCAGCGCCCTCTAGGAGTCGCCCTCCGGGAGCGAGCTCCCGAGGTTGATCTCCCCCGTCGCGATCTGGACGGCCAAGCGCGCGAACACCAGCGCGTGCAGGAAGTCGTCCGGGTCCGTCGGGGCGTGCCGCCACACCTTGCGTCCACCGGCGTCCTTGCTGGTCACCTCCTCGTGCTCCGAAAGGATGTGCTTGAAGGCGACCTGCAAGTACGGCCGGGGCTCGCGCGGGAACTGCACGTCCTTGCGCAGGAAGGCGGACATGACCGAGTCGATCGCGTTGGTCCGGTTCACCATGTACGTGTTCCGGGCCTTGTCCCACATGCAGTAGTGCTTGGCGTTGGGTCCCACGTAGCGGAACTTCACGACGCGCGCGGGGTTGGCCATGCTCGTGCGCAGCATGTCCATGTTCATGTTGCCCTCGCCCGCGTCGCCGCCGACCAGCAGCGTCTGGTTGATGTCGTAGTTGCGCAGGACGGAGCGGATCTCCTCGTTCTCCTGGGCCGCGTGCATCCCCGAGAACACCTTGAAGTAGAGGACGCGAACCTTGCCCGTGGCCATGCGCCCGAGCACGACGAGCACCGTCGTCGAGTGCCCGTCCGCGCCGCCGCCCGACCAGTCGATGCCGGCCGACACGCGCACGATGCCCTGCATGAGCTCGGGCGTAGGCTTGGGGCTCATCACGGGGCCGTCGGCCGCCGCCCAGAGCATCTCCTCGGTGACGAGCCGGGTGCCTACCGAGTCGGACATCCCGAGCACCTCGTTCCGGAACTTGGAGACGGGGTACGCCATGGCGCCCTCCATCTTCCCCAGGATGTCGTCCTTCCACTCGATCAGGGCCTTCTCGTGCTCTCGGCTGCCGGGGGTCCAGCAGGCCGCGACGCCGCGCAGCATGATGGGTCGCGAGATGTGGAAGCCCTTGAAGAGGGCGGCCTGATCGCGGTTGGTGTCGACCCAGATCCCGGTGCGCGGGTTCAGGTAGGTCGAGCAGTTGCCGCAGATGGGGCCGAGCTTGCCGAGCTGCTTCTCGGACACGATGATCGAGTACTTGCCGCACCCGGTGCACTTCATCGCCCACTCGGTCTGGGACGAGTTCTTCCAGAGGTGCTCCAGGCCGTTCTCCATCGTCTTCGGCGTGCCGCAGAACGACTGGTACTTGCCCTTGGTGCTCTCGGAGAGCACCTCCCGGATCTCGGGGATCACGGCGTCGAGCAGCACGTCCTGCGTCTCGTCGATCATGATGTGGTCGGCCGAGTTGCCGCGCACGCGGTCGGCGTTGTCCGAGGCGAACGTGAAGACGATCTCCGAGCCGTTGCTGAACGAGCGCGTGCGCACGCTGTTGGGCATGGACGGGTCGACGTAGTTGTCGCGAATGCGCGGCGAGAACTTGATGGCCTTGGTGACCCGCAGGTTGGAGAACTTGTCCGTCTGCGCCTCGGTCGGCGTGACGAAGAGCGACTTGAAGAACTCGCGGGTGATGGAGTCCGTCAGCAGGTAGACCATGAGGCGGATCGACTTGCCGACCTGACGGCTCGTCTTGAGCACCGTCATCTTGTAGTCGCCGTCGTACGTCGCCTTGAACATGGGGTACATGTCCAGCTTGAGGGGCTTGCCCTCCCACATGATGAGCTTCTCCGCGTACTCGGAACGCGGCAGCGTGACGATCTTAGGCTCGGCAGGCATCCAACATCTCGGCCCTACGCCGCGCGCGGGCCCTCAGCTCCAGCCAGACGTCCGCGAGGTGACGGATCTGGACCCCGGCCGCGTCCTCGGGCGCGCCCTCCGCGATACGGCGTATCCCCGCGTCGTCCTCGCCGGAGACCTTCTTCCAAACGGCGGCCACGCGCTCGGCGAGGCCCTTGGTGGCGTAGTTCATCCGGTCGAGGTGGCTCTGACAGAAGGCGAGGGGCTCGGGGGCCTGGACCCACCCGTCGTCGTGCAGCACCACGGCGATGGCGGGGTCCACGGTGTCGGGGTCGAAGCCCTGGTCGTGGTTGATCTCGTCGCCGCACAGCTCCTGGATCTCCAGGATCGCCCATGAGAGCTGGAGCACGGTCGGGTGGTGGAACGCGTCGCCCGCCGAGTCGTGACCGTCGCAGGCGAGCGCGAAGGCGAACAGGGCGTCCCAGTCGTAGGTCCAGACGCGCGACCCGACCACCGTCTGAGCCCCCAGGACCTTCGCCGCCAGGGCGTCCCAGGGGAGCCCCAGGCGCTCGATCTCGACGTGGAGGGTCTCAGCCTCCCAGACCCCGATTCCGGGCCCCAGGAGGGCCCCCAGGGCCGCCCAGACGCACGAGGGAGGGGCGTGGGGGTCGGCCAGGACGTCGCGGGGAGTCATCAGACCCCCGTCGGGCGCACCCCCGCCGCGTGCAGGCTCTGGGTGAGCGACTGCATCATGGGGGCGGGCAGCGTCGGTAGGATGTCCATGAGCCGGTCGGGGTTGACCTGACCGCCGGGGGCGATCTCGCCCACGACCTCGGGCCCGAGGGCGTCCGCCCAGAAGGTGCTGGGCAGGCCCGCGAGCGACTGGATGTCGTAGCTCTCGGGGCCGAGCACGACCATCTGCGCGCCCACCTTGGCCGGGCGGTTGAATACCGTGAGCACCGGGTCGGGCACGCGCTTGTTCCAGACGGCGTCGAGTCCTGCGCGCTTGTCGAGGTTGAGGAGCGTGCTCGCGAGCTTCACGCGCGCGGCGTGGTCGCGCAGGGCGCCGGGGTCCTTGCGGATGGAGGCGCAGATCACCTCGTAGGGCACCTTGGCCTCGGCGTCCTTGACCAGGAAGGCGCGGGCCGTGACCCCCTCCAGCACCTTCTCGGGCGCGGAGAAGGAGGCGAGACCCCACCCCTGCGCCACGGGCCCGAGCGTGACGCCGTGCCGGTCGGCCGCCGAGGCGAGCTTGTGGAAGACCTCGACGCGCCGCTCCAGCGGCAGCTTCCACGCCTCCTCCATCATGCGCGCCTCGGCCGTCTTGACCTCGCCCGCGTCGCGCACGGGGTAGGTCTCCTCCTCGGGGAAGAGGAAGTCGCCGGGCGACGAGGCGATCTTCACCGCGTGGGGCCGCAGCACCTCCTCGGGTACGCCGTACGCCTCCAGCGCCTCGGCGACCTTGACCCGCACGTGCGCCGGGACCGAGGGGTCCTCGCGGACGTACATCGCGCTCACCACGGCGTGCTCGGCCGTGTGCACGGGGTAGAGGCGCCGCGACCCCCAGGCGAAGGCCGTCTCCGGGATCTGGCCGGGGTCGTCCTCGAACTCGGCCGTCTTGAGCATCTCGTGGGCGCCGGGGTGCTGGGCGACGAGGCGCTTCAGGTCGGCGTGGGCGGTGTCGTTGTAGAGATCCTTGGGGCTCATGGTCACTCCGTGGGTGTGAAGGTCGGGCAGACGGCTCGCACGTCCACGAGGGCTCGGCGCTCGGCGTCGAGGGCGCGGGAGAGCGTCGCTTGCGCGGCGTCCCGGTCGCGGGCGAGCTGGGCGCAGCGCGTCTGGCACGCCCGCACGGTCTCGGTGTAGGCGGCGAGCTGGTCGCGCTTGCTGAAGAGCAGCACCTCGTAGGAGTTCACGTCCGCCGTGTAGGCCCCGAGGCGCACGCAGAAGTCCTGGGCGTTGTGACTCGGCGTGCCGCCGCTCCCGCCCGTGATCGTCTCGCTGATCGTGAGGACGCGGGCGCGGGCGCGCTCCAGGAACGCCACGTCCGCTTGCAGGAGCTCGTGGATCTTCTTGTCAGAGACGCAGTCGGTCTCGCAGGCGTCGCAGGCGTCGCTCGCGGCCTCGTGCGCGGCCTCGGCCGCCCGGCGCGCGCTGACGGCGGCCGTGTAGACGGCGCGCCGCTCGGCCTCGACCGACGCGTCCGCGACGGGGAGTGAGTAGACGGTCGTGGGGCGCGTCTCGAAGGAGGCGTTGAACTCGCGCCACTCGACCACCAGGGCCGAGAGGCGCGTGATGAGCTGGCGGTAGGCGGCGTCGGCCGTCGCCCGGGAGGTGTACGTGAGCACCACGGTCCCGGAGAGGTACTCGGTCTGGTTGCGGCGCACGGCGTCGGTGCGGTCCTGCGCGAGCTCGATCAGCTCGCTCCCGGACGGGACGCGGGCGAACGTGTCGGGCGAGATGTAAAGAATCGAGTCCTCGTCCACCCGCACGTAGAGCGCCGTCGAGAGGCGCCGCAGGTCGTACGGCTCGACCACCCGGGCGAGGGCGTCGCGCTTGGCGTCCCCCGCGTCGTTGATCGTGAGGACGAAGAGGTTCGAGGTCGGCAGGTCCCCGGGGTCGGTGACGGTCGTGGCCACCTCGTAGCCGACGGAGCCCGAAGCGAGCGTGACGACGCGCCGGGACTGGGTGACCTGCGGGGTGTTGCTCACGACTCTCCACCCAGGACGTACACGGATTCGCCCGGCAGGTCGAGGTCGACCCCCACGTCCCAGGCGTCGGCGAGCTCCCTCACGCGGGCCCGCACGTGGTCGATGAACCCGGAGAGGAGCTCGCGCGTGGCGAACGACCGGGCGCAGGAGGCTGCGCGGTAGAAGCGCCCGTCCCCCTCGGCAGCCGCCTCGCGCGTGTCCGGCCAGCGGCGAACGTCGTCCACGGTGGCGACGTGCGAGTACGCGTCGTCCGCGTAGGAGAGGACGAACACCTCCTTCGGTACGCCGTACGCCGCGAGCGCCGAGAAGGTGGCCGCGTAGCGGTCGCCCTCCATGTAGCGCCGCTCGGCAACCTGGACCCACGCCGGATTCACGGCCCCTCCGTGATCGTGACGAGGGTGGTGAAGTCTTCGCTGCTGACGGAGGCCGCGTCCTGGAGGGTGGCGAGCGCGGCGCGCACGTAGCCGAAGAGCGCGGTTGCGTCTTCGAGGGTCGAGCACAGCGCGGTGAATCGAACGGTGCGCACGAGCGCCCCAGGAGCCGTGCGTACGGTCACGCCTCCCGAGGTATCGTCCGTCAAGGGCGAGACGATTGAGGGGCTGCCACGGTGAAGCGACCACCCGAGGTTGGTCTCGCGCGTCGGAAAGTACTTGGGCTCAAGGCCCGCTCCCACGTTGGGGTTGATGCGCAAGATGCGGAATGCCCAGGACCCTCCCGTCTCCGGGTCGACGACGTTCTTGTTGATCGTGGCGACGTTCCCCACGTAGCTGACGATCTGGGTGTAGCCGTTGTAACCTCCCGTGGTGAACCCGCTCAACAGGACCCAGCGTCCGATATCGTCGTCCGAGAAGGTGTACCCGGGCAGGGTGAGCTGCCTTCCCGCTGCGAGGGCAGGCGCCGAACCCGAGGCGCGCGTCAGCACCGTGTCCACGAGGAACTCGGTCGTCGTGTACGGTGCCTGGGTCTGGAACCAGTAGGATGGTGCGTTCTGCACGAGCAGGGTGTCACCCGCCACGGCTAGGGAGAGGAGGCTCGCGCCCACAATCCCCTTCGGCTCGAACAGCCGTAGGTCCGAGCGCTGAAGCGCCAAAAAGTCCGTCAGCTTGGCCACGCGTCGCAGGAGCTCGATCGGTCCCGTCGTGTCGACAACGAAGAGCGCGTCGAAGCTCGACGGGTCGGTGGCGATGGGCGGAGAGCTCGGCGGAACGGCGATGGGCTCGGTCACAGACCACTGCGTCGCCTGATAGCCGGCCGCCCGCAGGTACCCTTGCTGCTGGACTCGGAGCGTGACGGGAGTGGCCATAGAGGTGTTCGTCGGCGTCGATACCGGGCTTCAGAGCCCAGGCGTTGCGGTCGTTTCTCGGGAGGGGCTGCTGCTCGGCGCCGTGCCCCTTACGATAGGTGGCAAGGTGCGCGGGGCGCGCCGCCTCGTCGAGATCCGCCGACAGCTCGATGCCTACGTCCGTCAGTTCGGCACCCCCGTGGGCTCGGCCATCGAAGGCCCGAGCCTCGGCTCCGAGCACCGAGAGTACGACCTGGGCGAGGCGTCCGGCGTGCTCAAGCTCTGGCTCTACGAGGCCACGGGCGTCGAGCCGTGGGTGGTCGAGCCCGCGCGCTTGAAGAAGTGGGCCACCGGCAACGGCGGCGCCACCAAGGAGCTCGTGCGCCAGTACGTCGTACGCCGGACCGGCGTCGAGATCGCCAAGGACGACCTCGACGCCTCCGACGCCGCCGCGCTCGCCCTGCTCGCTTACAGTCTCTCCTCCCCCGGTCGACCCGAGACCAGGGATCAGGCCGAGGTCCAACAAGCGATGCGCGAACCGCCTCGCAAGAAGGGCCGGAGCCGACCGTCACCCAAGACCCGCACCGTCAACATCTGAAGGGCTTCCATGA